TTCTGCTGCGATTTCTTCCGGTTCTTCTTCCCATAGTGCGAGAACAATGCTCTCTGCTTCTTGGTATAATTTATCCATATTACTCATCTACCAATATCTCGTATATTATCTTTTGAGATTACCATGTAGCCGCCTTTATTATAGGCTATAGCTACAGTATGATTCTTACTTTCTTCTCTACGCCAGTCATCTCGTGGTCGTGGAGTATACTTTGTAAGAGGTGCGCTAGGATACTTCTTTTCTTCTCGTTTTGCAAAAAGAGGCTTATCCATAGGTTTAAAAACAGGCTGCACTTTTTTACTCTTTGAGACGACTCGTCGTCTTCCTGAATAAGTATAACCTATACTTCCTTGAACAATCATAGAACTCTCCCAATTAAAAATAATATTATACAAGCGAAGAGCAAGAATGTCAAGAATTATTTGTCGTGTAGTGCCCTTAAAATTTCAATCCATTCTTCTTCAGTTACAGAAGGTTTATGGTGACCAGGAGCTACAGCGGGGCTTTCATCCTCTCCGTAGCGTCCTCGGTCTTCGTTACCGTCTGCGTTCAACTCAGTCTGCGCTTTTTGCACAGCTCTATAGTTCGGACTCGACATACTCAATTACTCTTTCTAAGGCGTCCATAAGTTCACCTAGCTCATCCTCACGGATAGGATCATTTCCATCGTCACACACTGCTTTATAGGTGTCTTGAAGACCTGTAAGCATGCACTCAAGTTCCTCTGCCATAGAGACTTCCGAAGGCATAGGTACTCCAGCTGCCTGAAAAAAGGCATTTAGTTTCTCTTGAATTCGTATTACTGAGTTTGTTTCAAAATCAATATTCAGATGGTCATTTCCATCTCTTAACGAAAAGTTCCAATTCTTCATACTACATTCTCCAATACTTCTAAAAGTTCATGGTAGTGAGCTACTTTACTTAATTCTTCTTCCAGTGCAGCCATAAAATCTGTATGCTCAGGAATAGGTTGAGGACTTTCCATCAACAATTTATAGTTCATTGTATGGTACATTAACTTACCTTCCAAATAAGAGCTAAAAGAGTCGTTGATTAGCATTTCTCTTTCCTCTTTCTTCATACAGCTACTCCTCGTACTGTTAATTCTTTGCGTGCTTTTACTCGCAATTTTCTTTCCCCAGAACGTAAGTCTGAGTCGTCCTTAGTACAAAGCTCTACTAACTCGGAAGTTTTTACTCCGGCAATCGGGAATACTCTCTTGCTCTTAGTTTTAGTAGCTTTGTTGTATACTTTCTCATCTCTTTTCCATTTTACAGACATACTATTCTCCTTAATAAAAACAATATTATAAGAGTTGAAGGAATGTTTGTCAAGAGTTATTTTCACTCACCGCTGTTAAAGCGTTGTGATAATATTCCTCGTCTTCCTTAATTAAATTCATTTCAATATCAAGTAGCATATCAATACAATGACGAGCTTTTCTCAAGTCTTCTACTGGTTGATTCTTGTCTCGAAATCGAGTAACATACTTAATAACCGTATGTTGTAAAGGATCTAAACCGTTCTGCATACTATAATCCATCGGCTGAATCTTATATTTCTTATAGTGGTCTCCGCCAATTTGAATATCCCAGCTATTAGACATTCCATTCTCTCCCTTCTTCTATTGCGTCTTGTGCACACTGAACATAATCTCTGTCTGCCTCACTCAGAACACTCCAGAACTTACTAATCTCTAAAGTAAGTTCATATACTAGTTCTTGAGTTTTAAGATGTTGATTTGCCTCCATTAACTGCTGAAGTTTATCCAGTCTTTGATTAATCACTTCCCTCATTATTCTCTAACCACTCCTCTGCTGTAGTACCTTCACTCTCTGTAGTAGCTTCGCGATAGTACAAGATTAATTCCTTCTGTTGGCGCACGTACCGGCGCACTTCTTGAAAGTTTTCAGCCATCTTCTCATACCCGTCTGGAGTAAGTGCAAATACTACAAACTGACCATCAAGCATCTTCTCGATAATCTTCACTTGCTCGTCAAGGTTCTCCTCCGTAATGACAAAAAAATTGACGTCTAAGAGATCAATTTCCTGTGGCAGAGGCGGTTGGTAGATCCGAAGAGGTACTTTCTCCGTTACTGTTATTATTTTCGGTTCCGGAGGTATCGGAGCTTCCGGAAACTTCGGGAGCCACTGGCAACCCTGAAGTAGCAGGCTCGTCGTCATCAGCATCCATAAGTTCTTTTGTGTCATTTTCTAGTGCCCTAAATACTTTTGCAGTTCCGCCGTTAATTCTTTTTTCAATTAGACCAGGCTTTGCTCGTGCAAGACGAGTAAGATTATGGTCTTTGAATACTTTAAGGTAGTTCTGCTTTTCTTTGTTCAGCTCATTATTTTTTGCTGTGAGGTTGGACATTGCTGCTTCTGCTTTTTTTGCATTCTCTTCTGCATCTTTGAGTGCTTTTTGAGAAGTCTTGACTGCAATTTCCATCTGAACTTGGTTTTCTTTGAGGGTTCTGTTGTTTGCTTCGAGCTGAACAACTTTGTTTTCAAGCGCTGATACAGTGACTTTATGGTACGCAAAACCCCCTCCTGCTGCCATTAAAAACGCTAAGATGAGCCAAGGCATTACACTTCTTCTAAGCGTACCATGAGTCTTTCGGCTCGGTTCGTTACTTGCTTATGCCAGCGAGAGTCCCGTCCTTCGACGGCAGCCTTCGCCCAGTCGCCAGCTTCTAGTGCAGCGCAGAAGTTCTTAAACTGAGATAACCGTGGACGTCCCATATTGAACATCATATTTACCACAATTTCTTGGACTTCTCCTGGAAAGTCGTGCCACTTCGGGCCAAAAAGAACTTCACATTCGTCGATAGATGTATCCAAATCTTTTTCAAACGCTTCCCAAACTCGCTCTTCTGATACCGGTGTACCAACGGGTTTACCGTGTTCTGGATCATCTTTAGTAACAAGATGACCGACACCAAAAGTATCATACCCAAGATGGTCTTTATATATTTTATACTCGACACCTTCATCCACCTTTAAAGTTTCAAACACATTTTCTCTATTCACACACACTCCATTTTTTAATGGTAGACCTTTCAATGTCTTCCCATTCTCGCCCTTCAATATCATAGGCTATTAGTTTATCAGAAAGAGTACTTACATTTATTTTTACTAAAGTGTTTAGTGTATATGTTTTTGTAATCTCTCTTCCACTGTTTAAACTTTCAAACGTTATATCAACCTTGCCACTTTGCAACGCCTTTATAAGTTGTCCCACAGATCCTCTTCCTTTACAAAGATGCCATCAACCATCTTTCCCTTGCGATCTTTTATATCATCCCAAGCAACTTCGAGACACTCTTTTATATCAAGATTATTTCGTTCCATGATATTTATCATTACAACGAGCATATCTCCGATATCGTCTCGAATGTCTTTTCCTTTACATATACTATCGCTTAGTTCGCCAAGTTCCTGTAGAAGTTTCAAACACTGGTCTTTATCGGTACTACCTTCAATAAGGTTTCTGTCACGATGCCAAGTTCGAATCCTGGAGATCATTACTTCTGCTACTCCGCGAGCTTCGCCATTCCACTTATCATTCATAAATATTGTATTCCTTGATACATTTCAGGGTGTTGTACCAAAAGCATGCTGCCATGGTAATTTGCGTATACTATACCGGCTAAAAGTAGCAAGCCAAATATTGTATTTCTAATTCGTTTCATTAGTCTCCCCAGACGTCCCCACCGTTTTCGATGAGAACTTCTTTGCACTGAAGTGCGATTTCCATATGTTCTTTTTGAGTTCCATTTCCTCCACGAAGCTCTACAAAGTGCATCCATGAACGTAATGTTCCTGTCATATATAATCTGCTTTCAATTAAGCCTTCGGGCAGTACGGCTCGTGCCTGTTCTTTTGCGATACCATTGTCGATTGCCCATTTATACACTTCACTAGCCTTACTAATCATCTCTCTTTGTTTCTGATGCCAAGCAATTTCTAGCCCATCATTGTCGGCAGGAATACTGTTCTGCCTGTTTTTTGGGTCTTGTAGTCGAGCTTCTCTTGTGACAAATTCTAAGTCTACCGTAGGGTCTGCGTAACGCTGGCTAAACTCCTGAAAAGAAAAAGAGCGATGGCGCAACATCTGCCGAGCAATGTCTCTTGTAGTTGTAATCTCCATACAAGCACTAGCCATTTCAAAGGGACTAAAGTGTGCTTCTTTTTTCAAATACTTTAACAGCTTTGGGGCTGTCTTGGAATTGTTTTGGTTGGCGGGATTGCTAACACGAGCACAGTATGCTATTACGTCCATAGCATTTGGCGTTATCCAAATTAAATTTACCATTGAAATCTCCATTAATTAAGTGCATATTATACGATGTTCAGGCTTTTATGTCAAGAATTATTTAGCCGAAGGTAGTTGAGCAAAAAAAGTATTTGACACGAGAGGTTAAAGCTCGTATAATATACCCTGAAATTCGTACCAGACTATCTGTGCGTTTTTCAAAATCCGTAAATAAAACGATTGTTATGCTTCCGAAAGGGGCGAGTTCATCTTTCTTAAAAGGAGAAAACTTATGAATGCAGTAAATCTTGAAAAATTCTTTGTCGGTTTCGACAATTTAATCAACAGCCCGTTATATACCCAACAGGCTCCAGAATATCCACGCTATAACATTGAAAAAGTTGCCGAAGGTTACGTTGTGCAAGTAGCCGTTCCCGGTTGGAAAAAAGAACAAGTATCAGTGAACGTTCACAAAAATGTTCTTTCCATCAAAGGAGAGAAGAAGGAAGATAGTAATGGAAGAAACTGGGTGCATAAAGGTATATCAGGAAAAAGTTTTGAGAAGCATCTAAAGCTTGACAATACCTTAGAGGTCTCTGCCGCTTCCATGGAAAACGGAATGTTGACGATAGAATTAACGTATTCGCCCTCTAGTAAGCCCACATCAATACCTATTGGGTAACTTGGAGATTCAATGAAGAACTTCGTAGAAAAAAGGTGGGATATGCTAGGGGCTATTATGCAATTAAGTGTGGTACTTTGTACCCCTATTGCATTTGCAGCTCTTAGCTATTTCTCAGCCTAAAGACGGGAGGGGGTCTTTCGAGACCCCTTTTTTATTATGATCGAACAACTATACAAAAATAAAAAAGCCATTTTAATAGCAACGGGGCCTTCACTTACAGAGGAAGTAATTGAGACTATTCGCCCGTATAAAGATGATTTTATTATTTTTGGATGTAATAATAGTTACGAAGTAGTGGACTTTTTAGACTTTCACTATGCTTGTGATAAGTTGTGGTGGGATTTACATTACGATACTTTTAAAGAAAAATACCCCGAATTACAGTCTTGGACTCAAGCAAAGGAGTATAAAGATAAACTGACCGTAGTAGAAGGAAAGTCAGATAGAGGGTTAAGTTTAGACTCTTCTTTAATTCATTGGGGAAGTAATTCTGGATATCAACTATTAAATATAGCATTTTTAATGGGTTGCAGTAAGTTTATTTTAGTTGGGTATAATATGCAAGCAGTGGACGGTAAAAGACATTACTTTGGAGAACACCCAGGCGGATTAAGTAGAAATAGCCCCTACAATAAATTTGTTACAGCTTTTAATACAATACAACCAGAAATAAAAGAATTAATAATAAATTGCACTCCGAACAGTGCTTTAACTATGTTTAAATTTAATGAATTAAAAGAGGAGTTATCCAGTGCTTCTAACTGAAGAGTATAGGAAGATATTAGAAAAAACCCACGAAGAAACGAACCATAATTGGGGACAAACAGCCCCCATATACGCTAGAGACATAATTACGGACGTACTTAATTCTGGATGTAAAAATATTTTGGACTACGGTTCCGCGCATGGAAGCTTTAGAAAATCTTTAAATCCTAAAATTTTTGACCATATAGACAGTATACTAGAATACGACCCAGGGTATCCTGACAAAGTTGATAATAATCAGCCTTCCGAGTATGTAATTTGTATTGACGTGCTAGAACATGTAGAGCCTGAAGCTATAGAGAATGTTCTGGATGACTTACAAAGGTGTCTATTAAAGAGAGGTTACTTTACTATTTCTATAGTAAAAGCTAGACAAATTTTAACAGACGGTAGAAATGCTCACTTAATTGTAGAGCCTCCTTCCTGGTGGAGGGAGAAACTACTATCAAGGTTTGATATTGTTTCCGAAAAAACAAATCAGCACACATATGCAGTTATTTTAAATAAAAAGGAAGATTTATGAAAGATACAACCTTACCCCCTTACAATGGCTTATTTTATTGCAATGTTAGACGCCAGTTTAATCGCTGGGAAGACCACATTCGGTTTTACAAAGAAAGAAATCTTTGAATATGGACCTAACTAAATTAAATAAACTCGTAATCACTATGGAAGAGTGCGGAGAGCTAATTCGAGCCTGTTCAAAAGATGATATCTGTTCTCGCAAAAGCCTACGAACTTGACCAGGGCAAAATTGAAGACGCTACACAAAAAAGGCTCGCAAAGATGAGTCGCCCCAATTACAGTTGAGGACAAAAATAACTCTTGACATTTTTTTCTCGAGGTGTTATACTATTGGAAATTGTGAGAGTAGCGTTCTGTGAATATATTTGTTCTTGACAACGACATTGACTTGTGTGCAGCCTATCATATTGATGCCCATTCAGGCAAAATGCAGCTCGAAGCTGCACAAATGCTTTGCACTATACATTGGATTGATAAGTTCGTAGGCTATGTTCCTCGCAAACTCACATCAGAAGAATGGCAGGTTATCGCAGCTCGAAAAGCTGATGAACCTCGCCATTTTGCCTATCTGCCTACGATGTACAATCACCCCTGTACCATCTGGGCTCGTGAATCACAGCAAAACTATGAGTGGCTGTGGTGTTACGCACATGCGCTCAACCAAGAGCATATTTATCGCGGAGGAGCTGACCACAAGTCTTTTCGCGAAGTCATAAATAAACTACCTGATATTTCATTACCCGATACAGGACTTACACCTTTTGCTCAAGCAATGCCAGACGATCTAAAAAGTGATGATGCAATCGCTTCGTATCGTATGTTCTATATGAAAGACAAAGCAGCTATTGGCAAGGGAGCGACTTGGAAAGTTCGTGGTAAGCCTGAATGGTGGGATGATAATATCGCAGACTACGAGAGTAGAATTTCAAGGGCAGCATAATGGCTTACAGCGAACAAGTAATGGATCACTACCAAAACCCTCGAAATGTGGGAAAGTTTGAAGAGGCTGAAGATATTGGTACAGGCATGGTCGGAGCACCTGCCTGTGGTGATGTTATGAAGCTTCAAATCAAAGTAGAAAATGGGGTAATTTTAGATGCAAAGTTTAAGACATATGGATGTGGAAGTGCGATTGCTAGCAGTTCTTTACTCACTGAATGGGTTAAGGGAAGAACCTTGGATTCTGCTAATGCTATTAGGAACTCTGATATAGCAGAAGAGCTCGCACTACCACCAGTGAAAATACATTGTAGTGTCCTCGCAGAGGATGCTATTAAAGCAGCGATAAAAGACTATAAGGATAAGAATGAGACGAGGCGTTAAAAAACGTGAAGGAGAAAACTTAACCGATGCGAACATTAAAAAAGTTATTTCACTTCTTTCGGCAGAAACACCGATTTCAAAAAAAGAAGCGTGTAATATTCTTAATATTAGCTATAATACTACTCGCCTTAATAAGATTATTGAAGAGTTTGAAGAAAACATTCAATACCGGAAAACAAGGATGGCACAGAAAAGAGGCCGTCCAGCAACAAAAGACGAGATCGCACAAATCGCAGAAGAGTACTTGGGCGGAGAAAGTTTTTCTGACATTGGAAAAAGAGTTTATAGGTCAGTAGCTTTTGTAAAAAATATAATTGAACGAGTAGGCGTTCCTGCTCGGGCACAAGGAGACGAAAGGGCTGAGATTGAATATCTTCCAGAAGAATGTGTATCGGAAGATTTTAGTATTGGGGAAATTGCTTGGTCGGCCAAGTACCACACTTCGTGTGAGATTCGGGCAAAGCTAGAAGATCGTTATATGGACAAGTATAATACGACTTGCTATAGAGTATGGATAAGAGAACCTACAGATTCGATGCAAGAATTCGGAGGATTCAATGCTTACGTTCCCGCTTACGATCTAGGAAAATTGGAGCATCTAAGTGAGTATGGACTTAATACAGGGCGCATTTAATTATTATGCCATTTTTTGTGTAACCACTCTTATATGTATTCTGCAATTACAGTACAGAGCCTTTCGAGAAACAGGACTAAAATTTAATTTTAAAGGAAGTATAATCTATTATAGTGTAACGATTTCTATGATTTTATTGCTTGCACCAATATTTTTCCTTGTATTTATATTCCGAAGCGAGCATTATTACAATTCACTTATTGACTACATACAGGAAAATTATACTTGACATATTTATCTCTACCTCTTATAATACTTGTATTGAATGAGAGGACTTCCAATGGGATGGAATTTTTATCAGCGACAACTAGACAAGTTCGGCACTTGTGCTGGGCATAACGGTAAACCTAAACGGAGAAGAACTATGGCTTGGGACGACGATTCCAAACAACAAGCAATTGATATGTACACGGCAGAAGA